AGGGAAACGACCATGCCATGGACACCATGTCCAGCTACGGGCGGCAGGTTGTTTCAAACATGATTGAATCCGGAGAGGTGAAGCCGTTCGTTGCCGACCTCATCACGGACTATCAGGCGAGAGGCGTGTACTGGGCGTCAACTCGCCCGTGGTCGAAGCTGGTGTACCCCTGCGGTGCAGGCAAAACGCTGACAGCCATCCTGTCCAGCTTGACTCGTCCAGGGCCAGTGTGCGTAGTGGCCCCTGCCAAGGCACGCAGGGTTTGGTGGGATCAAGTGCAGGAGTACACCAACATAGTTCCCCACAGGGTTATCCCCAGGGGTCAGATGCGCCGCGGCGACAAGACTCTGCAAGACTACCTGAACACTGTCGAGCACAGACCTTTCGTCGTGTTCGGTGCTCAGTCTCTGCCGGACTACGTCGAAGACGTCGCTGCGCTCGAGCCTTCGGTCCTGGTGATCGACGAGCTCCACACCTTTGGTCAACCCAAGCGGTGGAAGGCCATCTTCAACAGCACTGGAGAGGTCGAGTTCGAGAAGCGTCGAACCAAGACCGACACGCGAGAAACACGTGCGGTTGCTGCCATGGACGTGAGCAGGCTGCCTTCGATTCAGTTGCGCGTGGGTCTGACCGCCACACCCCTGGACGATGGTCGACCTCGGCGGCTGTGGAGTCAGCTGGACTTGCTGGCACCTGGGTCGTATGGCATGGGGTTTGGCTCGTTCGCCAAGCGCTACTGCGCAGCAAAAGAAGGCGAGTACGGCGGCCTCGACGACAAAGGCAGCAGCAACATCGACGAGCTCAAGTACCGTGCTGCCTACCTGATGCAGGAAGTGACTCACACAGAGTCACACGGTCAGCTGCCTGCAACGCGAGTGCAGGTGGTGTGGCTTGACCCTTCCGATCAAAACCGTCCTGCTGCATTCAAGCGTGTCATCGCCAAGGCTGAGAAAGAGGCGCTTGCTTCCCACAGCGAGCTCGACCAGGAGCGTGCGCTCGAAGCCAACCTCATGGAGGCTGCCAGTCGCAAGCGCAAGTACGTCATCGAAGAGGTGCTCGAAGGTTTGCGTGGTGGCGGCAAGGTCGTGTTGTTCACAGCACGTCGACAGGACTGCGAAGACTGGGCAGCCTACGTCGAGAAGGCGCTGGCAAAAGAGGTCAAGCAGAAGAACTTCGGTGGCCGCATGCCTACGATGTGGTGGGGACACGGCGGGTCAGATGACCGCGACCGGGAGGACATGGTGTCGGCGTATCGTTCGCACGATGGACCGTGTCTGCTCATCGGGACAGGCCAGGCATTTGGTGAGTCTGTTGATGGACTGCAGACTTCTGACCTTGCCATCTTCGCTATGCTGCCCTGGCGGCCTGGTGACTTTGAGCAGTGGAAGGGAAGGTTCGACCGCATCGGAGGTCGACCGACATTGCTCAAGGTGGTCTTGGCTCGGAAGTCTTACGACGAAAAGGTCGCAGGCATCCTGGCTGACAAAATCACTCCCATCAAAGAGTTCCTGGCTGCGGAGCAGTACCAGGGCATGGACGACAAACTGCTTGGCATCGACGACCGTGATCGCATGAAGGCGTCGGTGTTGAGCGCGCTCTTCGGAGAAGAAGAATGACCAACCTGACTGTCACTGAGATCTGCGCAATCGTGATTTGTGGGTGCGCCATGCTTTTTCTTTCTGTCGCCGCCGGAGCACGCCTCGACGACATCGAAGAGAAAGTAGAAATCCGCAATGACCTCATGAGTGGCAAGGCCAACTACCTGCCAGGGGCAGCCTGCGTCATCGCAACATCCGTCGAGCAGACTCCTGCCGACATCATCAACTACGCCAGGGCGTGCGCAAAGGCGCATGAAAACTGGCTTAAGGAGCAGCAGTGATTTGGACCGACAGTCGGCGCGCCATGCCTCCGTCCGACGAAGAAGTGCTCATGTGGCAGCACGACACGTTCAACATCCTCTGCCTCAAGCAAGAAGACGATGGCGCGTGGCTCAACTACGAGTCGTGGCTTTCCCTGGCAGGCATCGGCCAGTTCTTCTGGCAGCCCCTCCCCAGCCCCCCGGAGCAGCAGTGACTGATTCGATTCTCATCGACACAGGTCGAAGCACAACAGGATGGTCCTTCTGGGGACCATCTTTCACGTGTGACCGATTGTGGTTCATCATCAACGTCAAGCAGCAGCAGTTCATGAATGCTGAAGCGCTGACACTCGGCTCGATGGGTCATACGGTGCTGGCGCACTACTACGCGCAGCTCGGATGCACGCAGGGCGGCTTCGAGTACGAGGGAGAGCATGTTACCGATCCCGATTACTTTCTGCCTCCAGAGGAAGCAGTACGAGAATGGGTGCGGCGACGAGAACTCGAAGGAGTGGACGCTCACCCCTACATCGGCACAACGCTTGACGTGTTTCGCCGCTACCTCCAGAAAGAACCCTACGTCAACGATCAAGTCGTGGCGGTGGAGCATCAAGCAAAGCTGACACTGGGCCACAGTCATGACGGAGAGTTCGGCCTGTGGCTCGACAAGAACCTGGCTGAGGCCAAACCGCTGGACTGCCCAGGCCTTGAAGAGCCGGTGCCTGGTGTGCCTGGACTGCAGCACGGGAAACCCATCGAACTGACCAAACGCTTCGACCTCGTGATGAAGCACAGTGCAGACGGACGCACGTACATCTGGGATCACAAGGTGACAGGCGGAAGCGTCAGCAAGAAGCGCTCTGAGCAGTACGCGATGGATGGCCAGTTCGCAGTGAACCGCATCATGGGTCAGCAGCTATACGAAGACTTCGGCGGTGTCATTCTGAACTTGGTGCAGCGCCGTAGCCCCTGGACGGTGAGCCGACAGCACGTGCCCGCTACGCCCTGGAGAGATGAGCAGCTGGCTCGGCAGATTTACTCAAAGGCCCACTCACTGGGCAATCAGCTGGTCAATCACAAGAATGGTTTCATCACTGAAGGTGATTGGCAGATGACACAGAACGAACTTGTTTGCTACCACCGCTATGGCAAGTGCGGAGCATTTGACCTCTGCCAGTACGGCCCGGAGTGAATGACATGGAAACTGGAAGGCATGTAATCATCGACGCGTGGACACAATCAAGCTCGTGGGTGACTTGCTCAACGAGCTTGTAGAGCTGGTGGGGATGCAGATTCTTCGACCGGCGGAGATCGTGGCTGTCCCTCTCAATCCCTCGGTGACATCGGGCGAAGACGACGGAGGTGTGACAGGGACTGTGATCCTCACGACCTCTCACGCCAGCATTCATACCTGGCCTCTTCGCGGTCACGTGAGTTTCGATTTGTTTTCGTGCAAGGATTTCAACGTGAAGAAAGTCGTTGATTTTCTTACAGAAAAACTTGGCCTCACAGGCGGACAGATTCGCAGCCTGCCACGCAATCACGCGCCTGATGACCAGCACCGTTGGAGTCTCATCGCTGAAGAGAAGTCATCGTTGAGGCTGGTTCAAGGCATGGCGAAATGATCAAGAGCTTGTTTACGGACCAGCCCCGACCGTAAACGACAAACAGCCACTGGGAGCTCGATCGTCTGTGTTACAGTCGCCGAGCCCCGCGGGGCACTACCACAACAACAACATCACTGGAGGCGGCCATGGCGAATGCCACGGTCATGGGCATGGTCTTTGGCCAGCCCAAGCGCATGAAGACCTCTATGGTCGCAAGCGCATTCCCTAATGCCCTATGGATTCCGGGCGAGGGAATGAACGCGATCAAGAGCGTCACACAAAACGAGTGGGGATTTGAGCCCACCGTCTACGAGCATCCTGTCAGGACGCTTGTTGATTTGCTCGACCTCATGGGTATGCTCGAGCAGCAGGGTCTCGTGGAATCTTATCCAGCTGTCTGTGTCGATGGCATGACAGCACTGTGCGAAACGAGCCTGAGATTCTGGCAGGACAACCCTAAGATCACCAACAGCGGCAAGGTCGACAAGTTCTGGCCGTACCAGCAGCTCAAGGACAAGCTTCTCCGACTGGCTGAGAAGGCCAGACACATCGGCGTGAGCGTGTTCATGGTCGCTCACGAGCAGGCACCTGGGGCTGGGATGGACGGCAGCTTTGTTCCTGGTGGCCCATCTCTGGGCAGCAAAGGGCAGGTTGTACGTGTGCCTGCATGGTGCGACTTCAACGCTCGCGCCATCGTGAACAAGGACTACCCAGACCCTTGGATCAAGGGCGGGTTGTTCGTCAACCCCTGGGACAGCACCTGGGTCATCC